CGGCTGCTGACTTCGGTATCACTGCAGGCAAGCCAGCACCCGCTGCCGCGACTGCAGACGTAGGAGACGATTGGTGAGAGTAAAAAGCAAAGAGGTTCAGTTGGCCACACGCCTGACGCCTGAGCAGGCCAAGCGCGTGGTCGAGTTCGCAGACACGTTCGGCATGTCGGTCTCGGCGGTCATCCGGCTGGCGATCCTGAAGATGCTGGACGAAGAGGTCGACTCGGCCTTAAAGTCGGGCCGCTGACCCTTTGCTCTGGCGGTGGTTTCGGCCACCGCCTTTTCTTAAAATATATTTGTCCTAGAAAGTGCAACCATGATCTACACACCACACAAACCAGCACCGCTGGTGCCAGCCGCCGCCAATGACGTCTTCAAGCGCGGGGTATACGAAGGCAAGGAGCTGCGGCCATTCAACGGTCGTCCCGGATCGATGGACGCGTATGCGCTGCCGTCGCTGCACATGGGGCAACTGCACAAGCGTGGAGAGCGCAAGTGATCCCACGGGTGGCGCGTGACGCGTATGTGGCCCTGCAGGGCAAGCCAATGAACTGCTGGGACATGGCGGCGGCTGTCCACTGCCACGTCCGCACGTCGGCCCGTGTGCTGCGGGAGATGCACGAGAACGGGCTGGCCCATGTTCAGTCGTGGCAGCGGTCGCAGGGTGTGCATCTGGCGGTGTACGCCTTCGGCCCCGGTGAGGACGCACCCAAGCTGCCGAACCTGACGGACAAGGAGCGCAAGGCCAGAGCCAAGGTGAAGGTCTCGGTTGAGGACCGGGACTTTGAGAACGCACGACGCAGGCAACTGCGCCGCAAGATCAAGATTGATCCTTTAACCGCAGCATTTTTTGGGGGACGTTAGCGGCCCAGAGTCTGGAGCAGTGAGTTGATGGGTTGCTCGTTGATCTGCTCAATGCGCAGCATGTCCTCCATGCCGGGGAACACCACGAAGTTGGATGTGCCCTTGCCAGCACCACGAGAGCCTTCATCAAGGTAGCGGATGCCGGGGATGCCTGCTTCCATTAGTTCGCGACTTGCATTTGCCGCTCCAAAGTTCGCTGCATTCGTGAAGACATCATTCTTTTTCCCTCCACTCATCAGCTCTTGCAGCTTGCCCAAGATCATTACCCCTGTTGGCTCATTGCCGCCAACATCCTTTGCCGTCAATTGGTTGCGGTATGCGTTGTATGGCGAACGCAACCATGCTTGCACCGCTGGCGGCTGTTTACTCAGCGGCTTGTCGTAGTCCAGCATCTTGGCGATCTGCTCGTCTGGGAGATCGACTTGGTACAGGTACGAACCTTTTTGGTTTTGAAAAGCCTTTGACGCCATGTCGAATGTGCGCTTCGCGTTGGCTGCGTCTTTGCCGCTAAATTGACTCAATGTCTCTTGCACCTCACTTGGAGTGCGGTGCGTCATAAATTCCTCAAGCACTTGCAGAGAAGCGTAATCGCCAGAGCGTTCTGCGTTTTTGTAAGCGCCCATCAGCTTCTGCTCAAACGCTAGGTCTCGTGGTGCATAGCTTTTGCCGACATCGCGTGCCTCAGCCAAATACAAGCCTTGACCATAGGCTTGAGCGCCTTCACCAGTGCCCATTTTTGACGCATCAAACCTTTGGAACAGGTGCGGGGAACCGTGCCACACGGTGGCTGGGCTTACTGTGTTTTGCCCCATCGCCAAGAGCATTTCTCTGGTGAGACCACCCTTGTCGTAAGCACGTTGGAGTGGTGCCTCAAGAGCCCTCTCTGCAGCCATGCCAAGGCGCTCGGTTTGAGCTGCGGCTGCTGCGCGGGGGATGGAAGCCAGCAACATGGCCTCTGGCACAACTGGCGGCAGCTTGGATGCCTCCATTGCCTTACCAAGAGACTGCAACAGGCCTTGCCCGGCCTCTGTGCGCGGTTGGTAGGTGTTGCGCTCCATGAAGGCTTGGGCCTCACGCTGGGCTTGCTCGACACCTTGCCGTGTGCCGTAGCCGCCACCAGTGATGCCCTTGAACAGGCCGTAAGGCATACCAACAGCACCAGCGACAGCGCCAGTCCCCAATGTCAGGCCAGCCTCGCCAAGGCCCAACAACTCATCGAGGAAATTTCTTGCCATGTTTTCGTCCTATGTTAGTGGGTGCTTACTTACTCAGCCTGTGCTGCACCGACTGCGGTGCCGAAGCCCATCTGCTCGGCCTTCTTGCGCAGAGACTTGGCGAACGGCTCGACCTTCATCATGTTGGCCTTGCTCATCAGTGTTGCGGCCAACTGGGGGTCAAGCATAGCCTCCACAAAGAGCTGCTGCAACTGCTGGTCGGGCAACTTCATCAACCAGTCCAATGGGCGCGTCATGGTGCGCAAAGTGGTGTTGTCGGCAACCGACTCACTGAACACGCGGCCAATCAAGTTGCCCATGCTCATGTTCTGGAACGTGTTGGAGCCGGGGGCCTTAACACCGGGAGCGGTTGATGCTTGACCACGGTTGATCTCAAAGATGATGTTGTCAAGACGGCGCTGTGCTGCGTCGGACAGCTTGGTGTCCATCTCGGCGGCTTTTGCCGCAACCTGACGACGCAAAGCTGACGCGGCCAAGACCGGCTCACCAGTCATGAGGTTTGGCTGGCCAGTTGTGACGCGGCCTTCAATGTCTTGCAGCAAGCGCATCTGGTCGATGGCGCTGGATGATTTTTCAAACTGCTGCATGTAGTTTTTGAAGCCGGGAGCGCCAGCCTCAATCACATCATCCACAGACCTGATCACATCTTTAAGCTGGCCAGCAGCCAAGCGCAGGCTTGGGTCAACTTGGTTGTACTTTCCCCGTGCGGCAGCGGCCAAGTCCTTGCGGACCTCGTACAACTCCTCTGGCGTCTTGGCTCGGCTGATGCGGTCACGCGCAAACTGCATGGCCGCTTCAACATCCTTGCGCAAGCCTTTTGGGCTTGCCATGATGTCGTCAATGGTCTTGTTGACCACCAAGCCGATGCCACTTTGAAAGGTGGCTGGCTCAACCGTTGATCCAGCAAAGGCAGCATCACGCATTGGCGCAGTGATTTCTGCACGCTTGGCCTCTGCGCGCTGAACAGAACCCGGCTTACCACTGATACGGCGGTATGCCTCCATCAAGGCTTGCTGGTTTGCACTGAGGACACCGCCAAAGCGATTGGATGGATCAAAGGTGGCCGAGCGAACGGTAGTCTCTGCACCAGCCAATCCGGGGTCACGCGCACCAGCTGCGGTGGTGACGCGCACACCGGGGACGGTTGGTTGTGCCTGCCGCAAGTTGGCAATGGCACGCTCTGGATCGGTAGCCACGTTGCGCAACACGTTGCCGACAATAACTTCGCGGCCAGACTGTGTGAACGGCTGAACAACAGCTTTTGGCGCAGCCAAGGCGCGTTGCGTTGTGGACAGTGTTGGGCCACCGGGTGCAACAGTACCGGCCAACATTGCACCGCCAATCTGCAGGGCTGGTGGCGCACCACCCTCGCGCAAGACGCCAGCGCCGCCAGCGGCGGCAGTCGCTGCTGCTGTCTGTGCCTGTGGGCTGGTAGAGAAGAACCGTGCGGCTTGTTTTGCCAAGTCGCTTTGCAGTGCTGGCTCAACAAACTTCGACACGCCGCGTGCCAAGCCTGCTGTGCCGTAGCCAGCAGACGCCACGTCCTGCACAACGCGCTCGGTGCCTGTCCGTGGTTGTGGGAACCCAGCAGCGGTCAGTGTGGTGTCCACTGCTCGCGTCATGGTTGGGACAGTGGAGTCCGTGGCCAAGTTGTAGAGGTTGACCAATGGGTCAACCACCATGGGCAGCATGCCACCAGCAGTCAAGGCCGCTTGGGCCACAGGGCGTGCAGCAAGGCCGATCTCACGGCCAACTGACGTTGGTTTGTCTGCTCCACTCAAGAAACCAATGATCTCTTCTGGCTTGTACTGGTTCTCCAGCGCCGTGGCGATCTGCGGCCCAACGTCAGGCGTCTGGGCCAAGAACTCAACGATCTCGGCGTCGCTGTAGCCAGCCTGCTTGGCTTCCCTGATCTTGGTTTCAATGCCAGCCATTATTGTGGACTCCCAAAAATACTGCCGAGAGGGCGACGGGTTGTGCCACCAGCGGGACCAGTCGCTGGCGCGGATCGCATGAGAGATGGAACGTCTGCCGCTGGACCAAGCGCCGCGTCCAAATTCTTCAGGCCGTAGGCTTGGCCAAACCCTACATACTCGCCACGCTTCTTGTTAAATCCGTCTGCGGCAGCGGCATACAGCTCGGTGGCAAGCCGCTCAAAGTCTTGGCGCTGTGTAGGCGTCAAAATCTGGCCACTCATCATGTTGTTGAAGTAGTTCTGCAAACGGTCCAGACGACCAGCAGCGGCCATTGCGATGCCCAGTTCAGACTCGCGCACCACAGAGCCGGGGTCCAACAACTTCATGATCTTGGTGGCACCGGCCACATCACCGATGGGCGTGCCTTGGCCCAACGAAGACACAACTTGCTTAAACGCCGACTTCATGTCGGTGAATTCTTTGTAAATTGGCTCGGAGCGAAAATCTTTTCCAAGGTTGCGTTCGTTGTCAAACCCCTTTTGGCCACCAGTCATGTCAACTGTTGTGGCCGAGGCTTTGCGCTGGCGCTCATTGAACTGCTGGAACGACCCTTGGAAGCCCTGATTGACGGCGTACTCGTACTCAGCAATGGCCGATGGAGGTGTGTCGCGTGGAGCCAAGCCGGGGACAATTTGCGCTTCTCCAAGCTCGTTGAACCGCTTGGCGACCAATTTGCCGTCTTGCATATAAAACTCTGGCTTGCCGTACTTCATAGACTGGCTCATGCGGTCCTGAATAGACTTCATGGCATCGGCCATGGGCATGCCCTGCAACGACTGCAGATACGCAGGCTGCTGTGTCTGTAAAAATTCTTGCATCGTCTGCGGCGCTCCCGATGCGGCGGGCATTGCTTGCAATGTTGTGCCAATCATGGCGGCACGTTCAGGCGTTGGGCCAGCACGGCCAGCAGCCGTTGGAGCTGCCAGCAACGCTTGCTGGGCCGTCAATGGGGTGCGTGGGGCTGCTGCACCAGTCAGCATTGCGTTGAAGTCCTCGCGCTGCTTGGCAGTCAACTTCGCCTCGTCCAGCTTTTGCTTCAGGAGCATCTGCTGCACCGCATTGGTTTGCCCGGACTGAACAGCTTCAGCACCGGCACTTAATGCGCTGCCGAGGTTCTGGCCAAGGGTACGGCGAACGGGAGACGGGCCAGAACCCTCCAACAGCTTTGCAGCCATCTGGAGCATGCTCTGCTTGCGGATCGCGGCTTGCTGCTCGGGTGAAAGCATGTCGGCGTACATGCCACCGGCACTGCCAAAGATGTTGTCAAAAAGTCCGGCCATGATTTCTTCCTTTTAAGACAACGCGCCCAACAGGCCACCACCGATGGCACCGTATGGGCCAAACATCTGATAACCAGCCAAGGCACCACCAAGGGCACCAGAGGCTGGGTTGCTGTAGTTTGGCGTGCTGGTGGTGCCTGTGGTGCCCATACCGGGCATCTGCAGGCCCAAGGCGCTCTGCATGATGCCGAGGCGCTCCAGACCCAGATTGCGGGCCGCGTTCATCTGCTGCTGCGCCAACTGCTGACGAGCACCACCCAAGCCCATCAGGGACTGAGCGGCCAGCATGTCTGCAGACGTTTGCTGCTGACCCAACTGGCCGAGCTGGTTGGCGGCACCCAATCGGAACTGGGCACCCTGCAAGCCTGCGGCTTGGTTTTGCATCTGCTGCTGCTGCGCCAACTGCAGAGCCTGTTGGTATCCCTGATTGCGCAAATTGGAGACCATGGAGCCAGCTTGCTTGCCGTACTCGCCGGAGGTCAGGGCTTGGGCCACGCCGTGGCGAGAACCACCAAAGGCCTTGGAGGCCATGGCCTGCTGGCCGGTCTGTTGCACAGCACGCTGGCGAGCCTGCTCCAAGTCGTTGAGTGAGGTGTTGACGACCTGCTGCTCAAACGGGTTGAAGTATTGCTGGGTCAGCGCGGCGTCAGGACGGATGGCCGTTGGCGAGTAGCCAGCGACAGCACCGGTCAGCTCACCGGCCATGCCGAGCTGCTGACGGCCAACGCCCTGAGACGCGGCGATGGCCTGTGCCTCGCCCTGCTGGTACAGCGGGTCAAAGCCAGCAAACTGCTGTGCGCCAAGGTTGTTGGCGGTCTGTCGTGCGTAGTCCACGTTGCCAAGGTACGCAGCCTTGACCTGTGGATCGACCTGAGTCGATGTCGTGCTGACGCTGGGTTGGTTTCCACCTTTGCTCATTTTGTGTACCTCTTAAAAGTCGTAACCGGTTTCTGCGCCGTAATCAAAGTAACCACCACCACGATCTTCGTATGTGTCTGCTGCTGGTCCTCTTTCGCTTGGGAAGGAATCGTAATTAAAGTCGCCGTAGTCGCGGTGACCCGGACCAAATGGAGCGTTGACACCGGTGTAATCGTAGCTGCCGTCTAGGTTTATGCGAGCAAAATCTGGGTTGGATTCGTTGTAGTTGCTGTCACCACCACCGCCACCGCCAACGTAGTCCATCAAATTCCGTGGTGGAGGTGGAGGTGCGATCTTTTGGTACTGCTGCAGCTTGGTCGGTGCAATTTCTTTGAGTAGGCTGTACGCGGTCTGGTAGTCGGTGCCAGCGCCAAGCATCTCCGGCGTCTGGGCCATCATCATGGGACGATTCAGAATCTGCATCGCCGCAGCCACCGTGGGGTCGTAGATGGCGTCAGGGTTGATGCTCATCTGCGGAAACTGGTTGGGAGCCTGAACCATGTTCAACTGCGGAGCCTCGTAGCCGTAGCCCGCAAAGGCGGGTGCCTTTGCCGCCAAGTTGGGGTTCTGGTACGCGTTGTAGGCGTCCACAAAACTGTTGAAATTCAGGCGTTGTTCTTCGTCCATTACAGCTCCTTTGAGAGCACAAACCAGTTCGGCTTGTACCCCTCGTCCTTCAAAAATGTGCGCTCCCAGCCCTTACGGCCTGCAAGCGAAACCCTTGTGCATCCAACCTCTTTGCCCCACGCCTCGATGATGGGGCGCATTGCCTTGAGTTCGTCTAGGTTTCCACCGGCCAAGAAGTAGTGCAAATCTTTGAGCTGTGGGTAAACAACGATCTCCGTCACGACCACCGCGTTGTTGCTCGGCCAAATCTGAAACCTGTCAGAAAGAACCGCCGCCGCGATGTCGTTGAAAGTGTGTGTTCCTCCAGCGTATTCTAAGGCGTCCTCGATCCATCGGCGGCACCGATTCAGCTCGGCAAACGCATCTATCACCGGCGACCCCCAGCCACCGCGTCCAGTCGCATGGTGCCCACACGCCAGTCAGCGTTCTCTGACTGCTGCAGCTTCATCTTGATCTGTCGGCCACTGAACCGCACCGACGTGGGGTTGGCCGTGCTGTATGGTCCGAAGCTGGTGCTGTCGCCGTTGGGGTAGAAGCGCGTTGAGAACGTCAGGCTCACATCACCTTGGTTCAGCTCGTCCGGGATCACCTCCCGCACCGACATGATGTTCTCACCGGCAGCGATCTGGAACGGGCCGGACTCGGCATATACGTTCCCAGTGTTCAGCAGCCCGACCTCGTGCTCGTACAGGTAGCCATCAGTGCCGACCATCAGTGGCTTGTCAAACGCACCGTTGGAGGTGCCGCATGTACGCGCAAGACTGCCGATGTTCCAGTGGCCTTCGCGGTAGTTGTAGAACACGTAGGAGTCGATCTCGTTGGACACGGCGCTGGGGTAGAACCACCACACCTCACCAAACTTGGGGTTGTGGACCGCAGACACCTTGCTGGCCTGCGCCGGGTTCATGTTGCGGAACACGTAGTCGCTCACGTCAGATTGCAGTGGCTTAACCACGCCGTCGTACATCCAGAACCCACCCTTGCTCATCCAGAACGCAGAGGTGTCGGACACGATGGTCACGGCGTTGGTTGCGATCAGGCCGCAGCCGGAGCCGATCTTCTCAAACGAGTACACGAACGGCTGGCCAACGTACTGGGCGCTGTGGCAGTCGTCGTCGGTCCACAGCAGGTTGATGCCGCGCACACGCTTGCCAGCCATCAACGAGCCAGATGTCACCAGCTCAAAATCACCAGCTTGGTTCAGCGTGGTGGCCGTCCAGACGGTGTTGTCCTCTTGGTCGCACCACTGGACCTTGCGCGGGTTGCCGCCAGCACCAAGGGCAAAAATAAAACGCTCGGACGTGACCATCAAGGCGTTGTTGTTGACTGGGGCGTTGGTGATCGCCGCCGCCAACGTGGGTGTTGTGAAGTCAAGCTGCCACTCGTACAGCTTGCCATCGGCGGTGGAGCAGGCCACCAAATACTCTCCCCACGAATCCAGCGACCAAGTGGTGGCCGGTGTGACGGTGGACAGGTTGATGCGCTCGGTGCCGTATGGCTGCAGGCCATAGGAGGCGTAGCCGTAGCCGGTCTTGGTGCTGGCGTTGATGTCGCCAACAGTGAAGCTCGTTGGGGTGATGTCGGCACGGCTACCGTCTACCCGGTAAGCAAAGAGCTTGCTGTGCGTGCCAACGGCGATCCATGGACTGCCGTCGTTGTCTTCCCACACCAAGATGCCACGGGCCACGCCAGTGACGGCGGTGCTGCTTCGCTTGCGCCACCCACCCACGGGCCGGATCGTGTTCTCAAACCAGCGCACCAAGCTGGCGTCGTACCAACGCCCAGCCGACTGCAGCTCGGTGCCGTTGCGGTAGACGCCGGGAGGGATTTGGATGGGGATCAGTGCCATGGCTGTATTGTTCCAGATTCAAGGCGGCGTGGGGATCACGTCGGGCAGCGGGGCCACGTAGCTGACGGCCATCACAGCCGACGGGATGCCGGGGTGCGCACCAGCCGCAGCCGTGGCCTCCATGGTCACGTTGGTGTCGTCTGAGGCCCACTCCAGCTCCAGATAGTCTCCATCGTTCATGTCGATGTTGAAGTTCCAAGAGACGTTCAGGTGGGTGTTGCCACCACTGATCGTGTACTGGTGGGTGGAATAACCGATGTCCGTGCCGTTGCGCACGATCCAGAGATACACCTGCTTGGCCGAGCTGGACCCACTCACCAACTGACCAGAGAACTGAAAGTTGTAGATGCCGGAGACGCTCACGTAGATGCGGCTGTCGGTACCGGCATTGACCTTCACGGCGTTGCTCAAATACGTGGTGGCAAACTCCACGGCCTTTGCCGTGTTAGTGGCCACTAACGTTTGGTCTGTCGTGTTGAAGAACAGGCCGTTGGGCCGGTCGATGTACTGACCGCCATTGGGGCCGAGGACAGACCGCAGGGCTGAAGACAGCTTGAGCATGAACGTGCGCAGCAGACCGTTGGTCTGCTCGGCGTTTTGCTGCGTGTATCCCGCACCCGGCGACGGGAACGTGGGGACAATGGGCGTCTCCAGCGACTGCGATCTGTTTGCCATTTAAAACTGCCTTTTGTTTTTAAGCACACGCATAGCCAAGCCCTTGCATTAAACGATGCATACCATCTCCACGCATGCGCCCTCGCTTGTCTACCTCATCTTGGCGAACCACCAGCAACTTGTAGCCATTTTGCTCCGCAATGGTGTGCCGTAAATTATCGCGCTCTTGCTGCTTTTCGTAGCCTCCGACGTTGTTCTTCCACAAATAATAGTCCGGCTTGTAATGATGGGGGCCATCAAACTCAAGCAGCACACGATCATCCAACAAGAAGTCAAACGGTTTTCCACCCACCCTAAACTGAGGCACGCACGATACTCCCAGCTTGCCGGTTAAAAACTGACCGAACTGCTTTTCCATGCCAGACACAAAGCGAGGTTTTTGAGATTCCATGCGCCGCCAAGCGGATGCTTGCATCTTGGCTTTAGAAGCGGGGCTTCTTTTGGAGCCGCGATGGAACTCAGCTCGCTTTTCCGCAATACTGGGGTCGTTTGCATGCGCTTGTTTGTGCTTTTCAGATATCAAAGCATTGCACTCTTCACCGTACTTTTCGCGTTTTCCTCCGTGTAGATTAAGCATCCGAAGTAGTGCGTAACGGGTGATGCCAAACTCCGCACAAACTGCTGCTTGCGATTTTGTTCTGTACGCGGCCAAGACGGCACTGATTGTGCCTTGGTCGAGCGCAGTAAAGCAGCAGTTGTGTTTGCTCGGCATCAGTAGTTCAAGCCGTTTGAGTATTGAGGCTTGCCATTTACAAAAGTGGCGGTCATGACCTGCTTTTTCAGGTTGTTGGGGTCGTAGCTCACATGCACCCACCCGGAGTCGGGAATGCCTTTGGTATACGCCTCCAAGATCAATTGGGTGAACTCAAGGTTGTCTTTGACCCACTCGGCCAACTCAGCATTGGCAACACCGGGAATCTCAAAATCAGCGGCCATTCCTTTGCAGTGGTCACTGGTACGCGAGCCGCCCACCTTGGCGTTAACGTCAGGGTGACGAAAGCCGCTGTTGATGTGGACGCCCTTGGCAAAGTGGTCACGGATGGGCTGTAGCACCTTGCCTGCCAGCGTGGTCAAGTTGGCCGTCTCAGCGGGGCCGGGGTTGTTTTCCAATCCAAGACGCAAAGCCGTCTCGCTCTTGGTCAGCTCGTGCAGGGAGAAGTTGCGGGTCAATTGGGTCATGGTCAAACTCCGTCAGGTGTGTCTGTGGGGGCTTCAGGCTTCTTGGGTTTACCGTTGTCGGTGTTCAGAGCCAACAGGGTGCCAAGCGATCCAGTGATGAATGTGGCAAGCGGGAACAGCAGCTCAAAAAATCGTGCGTCATTGGGGGCCATTTGGCCGCCCATTGGCTGGGTCACGAACACCAGCGAATACAGCACCGTGCCGACGATGCCCATCAGGGTCATGGTCATGCCGATGCCGATGCAAAACTTTAGCTTCTCATCCAGAGTGGCTTCTTGCTTCATTTGGGTTGTCCTAAAAGGTATTTGGTACAGGTGCCATCTGCTTCGCAGGCTGGCGGCTCACATTTCGGTTGACCGAAATTCTTGGGGTCTTGGCAGGGGTACCGGTAGGTGTCTGAGCAGGCCGATACCATGAACAGGGCCAGTAGTGTGATGATGGTTTTCATTTGTCCCTCATGAACCAAATTGCTGAACCGATTATCAGGCCCAAGCCGCCCAGCAGGACGATAACCAAGATGATCATGAACACGTCTTTGATGCGGTCAATGATGCGCTGGCGATCAAGCACTTTCTGGCGCTTGTCCGCTTCACGCTTTTTCTTGACCTTGACCTGAAACGCCAACCAGT